AGGTAGTAGGTGTTGTTCTCTGCCTTCATATCACCACTTACAGATACATGTGCCTTATACGCGGCATAGTTCAAGAGAGCCTCTGTGTACGTGTGAGGGAGCTCTAGCTTGGATCTAATGTTCTTAGATAATACCACTTTAACCGCTACTGCACAACCTTAAATTGATTTAATATTGGTAATGACTTAGTAAACTTACGTCCCCAGTCTTCTGTCGTGTATATATCAGATATTTTACTGATAGTCGGTCCAGTAACCCCTAGTAGCGGATTATTACCCCACTCACCCTGTTTCTGAACATCTAGGAATACCTGCGCAATACTATACAGTCCTGAACGCTCCATAGCATCTGCGAAGTCACGCTCAGGTGGCTCTTCATCTGCCATAGCATAACGGATCGTATCCCTAAGTAATAGCCCCATTAACCCGAGAGGTATAGTAGTCGCCACCGTAAGTATTGGTAGCATAGCCCTTGCATAAGCCCCACCGTTCGCGTGCTGTTTCGCCTCCCGCCCAACTTGGTTCATTATAGTAAGTTGGAACGAATACATAAACTGTTTGAGATGCCACAATAACGTCCACTTAGGATCCGATGCCCATATTGGCCGTTGTGTAGCATCAGGGCGCATAACAGCCTCATCTACAAAGCGGGTCATAGCCTCAATAATAAGTTTCTCGTTAACATTAGCTGCTGATGGGCGGGGTTTGCGCTTACCATTCTTAACCCAAGTATCAACCGCTTCTTTAGTAAGTCCTAATGCCTCAAGGTTCGCTTTATCCCCTGAAGCCGCCCACTTGAGCATAGACTGCTCGCCCATTGATAGTGCCATTAACCGTGAGAATCTAGTGAACGCCTGCATACCGTTATACTTAAATAGCTTATCGTTCCATTTATGCGCTTTCTCGTACATAAAGCCGTGCTCATACTGCTCTTGGACTGCGTGCTGCACATTCTTCTCTGTAACAATCCCCCACCACTCAGCAGTTTCTTGCAGTAATTTAGGATCACTACGCATAGCTTTAAACGCGTCCTGCATACCTTTCCACGAATCTTTAAGTCCTGCATCCCCGCGTATAGCTGGTCCCACGAGATCAGGTAACTGTGAAGTAAGTGCTAACGGGAGGATTAACCAGTTAACGAGTGCTAATGCCCAACCCTGTGTTTTATACAATGAGTCGTTCATATCAAGACCTAGGCGGCCTTCAAGCGCAAGCATAGCTTTACTGAACATATCCACCTGCTTTTCCGTAGCTCCCATAACTTTCATCGAACGTACATGAGAGTGAATAGATGCTGATGGGTCCCACTGTGTACCGAAGTCAGTATGCACATACCCACCGAAACGCTCATTCCACTCTAATCCTTTAGCGACACCGTGATTATATTCTGTGAATATATCACCTAGTGAACTTCGAATAAGCCCATGCTTCAGTAGTACATCTGTAGGTATATTTAATATCCTATGCTTATCCCGTTTAATACTTGCTGGAGTCTGTGAGAACTCCTCTGCATCTCTAAATAATGCGTCACTTCCGCGTGTTGATAATTTATCGAACATATCTTCTTTATCAACCTTCGGAGTATACTCATCGAAGAGCTTAAACATAAGGTCTTTATTCTTAGCGACTACGATCTCGTCCCATATATGCGGGATATAGTTCTCCCGTTTCTGAATACGATCAGCCGGCTTCATACCCATTTTTGTCTGTTCGGCTAAGATATTATCAAACATTTCATCGAAAACGGCTTTAACCTTAACACCCTTAGCTGATAATTTATCACCATTAATAATAGCATCTAATATCTGCTTCTGTTCAGTAGCAATATCCCTATCTTTCATACCTTTAAATATACGGTCGAACTGCGTCTGATATTCACCTGTACGGTTCTGCAACGACTCCCGGAAAACCTGAGTCTTCCCAGATATATTCTCCGTAACTTTAGTACGTGTCTTATGATAAAACTCAGATATAACTCTGTCAGCTCCGGGAACCTTAAATGATTCTAGCATCCACGGAAGTGTCCATAAAGTCTTACGGGTTACGTCCCAAATGGGAGATCCCACTCCCCTGATACTCCGTCCGATTGCGGCGAAGAGGGCTTTCTCCCTACCGGGGCTGACGGCATTTTCGTAATGCGCGGGGTTTTTGCTATTACCGCTTTGTTTCTTCGTTGCCACTCCGGGTCCGACGCTACCCGCCGCCCCGTGTGTCCTAGTCCCTGTGCCACTTCTAGCTCGCTTAATTTTTGCATAACTGCCCTCTATATATTTAGTAATTGCAGGATACTCACCCCGCTTTTCGTGATGTAACAGGTAAGCCGCCGCGTACTGCGCGTGCAGCTCTAAAAGATACGCGCCCATCATATCGGGTTTAACGATTACACGGTCATTTTTAATATCCGCGAGTTTTCCGTTATTGTATGGATGTGCGAAAAAAGATGTGTATGGAGCTAACCCTTTAGAAGCCTCATACGCCTTAACGAACTTTTTATACTCTACTTCAACCGATGCAGGAGTAAAGTCCATATCATAACCATCGGCTGCGTGATGAATTGCGTGCCCTAACTCGTGCGCAAAAACATGAGCCATTTGCACCTTGTCCATCTTTTTGTCTTTCTCTGAGTACGCAATAACAATATATTCCCCCGGCATGTATGAGCCTAAAGTTGTTTCACCATCCTGCTGATCGGCTATCCATACACCATTTTTTAGGTTGTTAAACACCTCTTTAGGTAAACCATTCCCTTCAAAAAAGTCGAGCGCAGCATTGAAAAGTGCTATCTCCTCACCTTTTGGAGCTCTAAAGTTTTTATAGCTATTACGCATATCTGCATCTGGTTTTATAGCTCCTTGAGATATAACTCGTGGAGAAGCAGTTTTTTCTGTATTTGGGATAGTAAGATTTATATTAGTTGGAACATATTCTTTTAGTTCTCTCTCAAAAACTGCTGATCCGTTATCGCCTACATATTGGTCAACTCGTATTGAACTGTGTTTACTGAACTCAGCCTTAGCTGCATCTAATTCACGTTTACTTCCATTAAGTCTTATCGCCAGTTCATTAAGCGCATCGACTATAGGTGTATCGTGCATCTTACCCTTCTTATCACGAATTGGTATATTCCCATCAAGTACACCTAAATTAGCCGCTTCTTTTAGCTGCTTATTCATCGAGTCTATTACATCATCTATAATGTTATAGTTAGTCGATCTATCGAGGAACGCCTCATTAAGTGTTTGCCCAATATCTGGCATAGCGATAGGTGAAGCTTCAGCCGCATCATGTAAATTCAAGAACGGAGTTGCGGCTACATGTTTATTTAACGCTTCAACACTATTAGCCCCATCATACGAGTGCGTAAGTACAGGCATCGTAGCTGACCCAGGGTCAATAATACTTTTATGCCTAATACCTGCGCTTATACTCTTTTGCCCATTTACTGCCATATGAATCTGAACAGGTGGAGTATTACTCGCTATTTTCTTAGATTTCCCGAAGATTATCTCGCCAGTACCACCCTTCATACGAGGGAGCATAGGTTCTAAACTCTTCTCTATCTCCGCACGCTCGGCTTTAGTAATAAGGTCTTTACCCTTAAACGCTGCATCTCTAGCCTTAGCATATAAAGCTGCCTGTATAGACATAGCATCTGTAACTACTTTGTAGAAACTTCTAATTTCTGTGAGCTCTTTCTCTAGTATAGTAGCTATAGCACCTACCTCTGTATCATAGGACATAACCTCCACATCTATCGGTGTGGTTACGTCGCCTTTAGCCTCAGCCGCCTCATATAGCGCCATCTCAACACTATTAAACATACTACTATATAGTAACGTCGTTTTAACTGACTTTTTACTAGCCCCGTACATATATATGGTAAACGGTGACTTCAATAGCTTACGCCAAGGGGCATTAACGTGCCCTTTGGTTGTTACTGGCCCAAAGAGCTTAATTAGTTCCGGTATCTCTGAGGCAGGTATTTTTTTAGCTAGTGTCTGGTAAGCATCGGTTGTCTGCTTATCCTGTGCATACAAGCTGCTATTTTTATGCTTACTACCGGGGACAAACACTCCAATCTTACCTAGCCAATCAGTCCATTTAGTAATAAGCGGGCTGTTCATAAGTCCGATAGCAAACCCATTAGTTTTACCATCCATTTCTAGTGATATATTTGAAGTGAATATCGCCTCAGAGTTATACTTCTGAAGTTCAATATACGCCTTAAACCCATCGTAATCTACAGCGTCAAACTCAACTAAGAACTCTTTAGCGTGCGCAGTTGATACTGGCGCTTTATTAGCCTCTATCCATGCCAATGCCTTTTTGAATGTAGCTACATGCACGCTTCTTTTAGTATTTTCATCATTACCAAGGTGGTGCGAAATAGCTAAAACATACTGAGAGTAATTGCTTGAAGCTGACTTGATCTTAGGATTAACCCTAAACGACTGCTTTGCAGGACGTATAAATAATCTATGGAGTTTACTCCCCTGAGGAGTAATGATCCCCTGCATACCCATACGGATATTAGCCCACGCTTCATTCATGATAAAGAATGGATCCCATACTTTATCCCGCTGGGTTAGCGTGGAGAACTCCATCATATTATCCAAGTCCCGCTTAGTAGCTGCTAACTTAGCCCTTTCATCTTCTCTACGACCTTCGTGGATTTTATCAAAATCAACGTTCGTTCCTGATAACTCTAGTAGGAAATCTTCAAACCCCTTTGTATCACGAAGATTCTTAAAGCTATCGTCGTATACCCACTTAACATGCGAATACTTAAATAACGCATTTAACTGTTCTTTCTGTACTTTGAAATCCACCCCAAACTTAGCTTTAATAAATTTCTTAATTTGTTTAAAAGTAGGTTCCGCAAATGACGGCTCTTCAAATACATTATTTACACCGACTAATATATCGTATACAACATTATTAGACTTAGCTATGTCCATCGCAACTTGTACGTTTTTATGAGGTTTTTCAAGCCCCTGTTTATCGACAGTATGTATTACTTTAATAAAGTTAGTTTTAGACGCGCCCTTCTCTGACACTCCCGAAAATTTAAACTTCGTCCGCTCCGCAGCAGTCATACCCTGTATTTTAACAAGTGACATATCAGTTATAACACCCAGCGCAAACGTACCTAACGCCGTGTTCATACGCGCATCCATATCATGGATAGTATCATCAACCGCTTTAATACCTAACGCACTTTTAATCTGCCCCCCTAGCTCATTAGCAGCTACAGTCATTGGTATACCCATAGACTTAACTTTCTTATACTGAGCGTTAGTAGGTCGGGCATCCATAAGCATAATATTCTTAACCTGATCTTTACTCAGATTAAGCGTGCCACTACTACGCTGCGCAACCCACCGATGGGCAACTACTGATATAGTAGCTAAATCCGCATCGCTATACATAGCAAAACCATCTCGCATCTGCTGTATAAGTAGTGATGGATCATTTAATATATCGTCAGGGTATATCTTTTTACGTTGTGGAACTCTGCCTATTTTAATGGCCGCAGCACTAAAGATACCCTTAAACTTATTAATACTAGCCGTCAGTTTACCAATATCAGTAGCTTCTTCAAGTTTACGAAGCTGATCTTTATCAGTAGTTTCTAATGTTTCGGGTAATACCTTTTTATCATCACGGGTAAAGTTATCCTCAAATGTAGTACCCTTTAAGCCTTTACCTTGATTGCCAGACGGTATAACTTCTATCGGGGTACCCTCTTTAGCCTCTACTACCAGCGGCTTCTTCTTGTCCCCCTTAATATATGCGATAACCGTATCAGCACTAATACCATATTGTTTAGCGAATGATGCAACATCTGGTTTAAACGGTAAGTCATCAATGACCGTTTGCCATTCAGCTTTCTGTTGCTTAGCCTCTACTACCAGCGGCTTCTTCTTGTCCCCCTTAATATATGCGATAACCGTATCAGCACTAATACCATATTGTTTAGCGAATGCTGCAACATCTGGTTTAAACGGTAAGTCATCAATGACCGTTTGCCATTCAGCTTTCTGTTGCTTAGGCTTAGGTGCCACCGCACCAATACTTTTAGCATACGCCTTAATCATTGCAGTTTTACTTGCTCCGTACTCAGTAACGGCATCCTCAACACTCATCCCATTATCTAATGCTACTTGCCATTCAGCTTTCTGTTGCTTAGGCGCTGGTTTAGGCTTAGGCGCTGGTTTAGGCGCTGGTTTAGGCTCTTTCGCTGCTGCTACATCAGCTTCTAACTTCGCGGTATATTGGGTATAAGCCTCGGGGGCTCTAACTTTCATCGCTGCTAGTAGATGCTTTAGTTCATCATACTGCATTTGCATTATACGCTTCTGCAGGTCCGATAGATCCTGCTGGTTACCACTCAATAGAGCAACAGCCGCACCCCACCGGTGATGAACTTCTTTAAAGAAGTAATGATTAGACACCTCAGTTTTGTTACTCCACGGCACTCCATCAAAAGCTTCCGCCACTTCCGCAGCACTAGGGTGTATAACTTCACCTTTATCGGTGTATGTAGTTTTAGGTCGCCACTGTAACCACTTGTCTTCTACTTGAGGATTAGTATCTTTTTCTATTTCAGGAAATCCATTAGATGCACTTTCTTTTACCCGCGCCTTAGACCTCTCCTGCGCCATATCAGTATAACGCGTTTTAATAGCCTCTACTAATTGGGCACGGTTAAGATTTGAGCAACTAGCCATTATGTACACGCCCCCATCTGCTTAGCTACATTATTTAGATCAGTCATACTAATATTTTTCCCGTTTTTAAACCAACTATCGGACTTTAGTTTACCATCCTTACGGAATATATTAATAGGTATTTCGTCTCGAACCTCTTCTTGCCTAGTGGCCGTCTCGCCTACAGGGGGTACATCTGAATCCCAAACAGGTGGAGGAGTGACATCTGCCTGTACATTGTCTTCTATTCCTTGCGCCCGCTTGAGCCCCGCAGCATCAACTACTTCAACTCGGACGTTATCTAATTTATCTATATTACCTATATCCACCTGCAGTGTTTCAGGGGTAGTCGGGACTATAGTCACCGTATCCCCTGTATCACGATCATATGCGACAATACCAGCGGCATTACTATTTGTATCTAAAGTTTCGTCTTCTGCGGTACGCCGCGCCTGCATAGCTCCTACTGCATCAACACCTGTCGATATCCCCATAGCCGCTGCCCCAGCAGCAACAGTCGTACCACCACCCGCCGCAGCTCCAGCAACAGCTGCTTGGTTACGTTCACTAATAGCCTCTGGGCTCATCATATCATAGTCAGGGTTATGGTGCTTCTTGTTAAGTTGACCTATAGCCGTTTGTGCGTACTCAGTTGCACCCTCAGCCACTGACGTTACTCCCGCCGCCCCCATAAGCTGTTTAAGTCGCCCTTTAATACCCCTAGACGTACTACCAGTAAGTTTCGCTAACTTACCTATAGCAATGCCTAACGGGGCAAACTCTAGAGCTGCACCCGGTACGCCAGCTATAAGCGACGAACCCGCAGCATCATCGGCACTAACGCCCTCAGCTAATAACTCATTGAAATATTCGCCCGACTGCACGCCATACGCACCCGCAGCACCACCAGCTATGAAAGCGTTCGTACCACTAATAAACGCTTTACCCACAGCGGCTCTACCCGCTAAACCTACTACACCGCCACTAAGCATAACCGCGAGGTTCGGTAGGTTCTCCACCATCTTCTCAATGATAAAGCCACCTGTATCAGCGAGGCTATGAACATCATCAGTAGTCGCGAACTTAGGGGGGTTTCTAGCAGCTTCAACTAGGTTCTGTACACGTCCCTCATCCATCCACGCTTCAGCAGATTCCAATCCAAACTTATTAGATACAGCCTGCCCAAAACCATATAACATACCCTGAGTTTGGTCTACTCCTCTACGAAGCGCCCCGCCTACTAAAGGTTGTTTATATGGTTTTCTAACGTTACTACGTGTTATAGCACCGTGTAAACCTGCGGCTCTATTAGCCTCTCCGACCTTAACAAATTCAGATAGCGTATCATATTCTGGAGTACCTTCTATCGCTGATTGTCTATTAAACTCGCCTCTTGCTATATCATAGGCGTTAAACTTCGTGACATCGTGTCGTGCAACATCACCAACACCTTTAGCCACCATAACAGCATTAAGGTTACGCCCACTTGCATCTCTGGCAACTCCTAGTGGTCTACCGTAGTAACCGTATCCATCCTGCTCAATATGGTCTAATTTTGATAATGTCTCAGTTGCTATCCTATTTTCAATCTCTGACCCACGGGTTCCATAAATAGACCCACCTTCCGAAGCAATATCTCCACTAACGTGGCCTTCTTCTTTGGCATCAAACCCAAGAAGCCTGTACCGTTGTATAGTATCCGCATCTTCCATACCGCGAGCATCAGTTACATCAGATGCTCCGGCTATTAACCGTGCGACGGTATCGTCAAGACTCATTGCGGTTTCATCGGCTCAGACGTATCTTTCTCACCTATAATACGTGCGATAAGTTTGTCTAGCGTAATACCCGCATTATCGGCTTCTTCCCGCAATAACGCGACATCAAACTGTTTCTTACTTCCATCTTTAGTAAGTAGTGCGATTGTACTCTGTGACTCAGAAAACTTAGCTAGGAATTTAGATATCAGCATATTACCTGTACTGAGATTAGCTGCTCTGTCTTCAGACATTGGGTTGTACCAACTAGACTGACTCCCTTGGAAATCATTAGATCTATTCATACCTATAATCTTCCCTGCGAGTGCGAAATCTGCTGGTGTCATTTCATCCATACTACGCCTTCCAAAAACTACTGCTATCGCCGCGGGTGATTGTGATAAGGTGTTATATATATCAGACTTAGCCTTATCGGTATCAAACTTTTTAACCCCCTTAGCACTTTTAGTAAAGTACCCTCGTGCCCCCCCATAATAGTCTTCCAGCCCAGGGACCACCATATCTAATGTGGAGCTAACCCCCTTCATTATATCGGATTTACTTTTAACCTTACTAGCCAAATCCTTAGCTGACATAGACAGTGTTCCGGTTTCAATGAAATTGGATAACGAATCCTTCCCGAGAATACCACCTTCTTGTAGTCTTCGTACAGCGGCTAACTTACGTGCGTTCCAAGCCTTAGTAGCCGTAGAAAGTACCTTAGTGGCCTCAGTCTCAGTCATTTCAATACCAGCCGCGTTCTTCCACATACGCTCAGTAGGCTCACCTGCTGGCGACGGAATATCCCCAGAGGGGTCTTTTTTATGTTCATTAACTTTAGCTTTCTTCTCATCATCTGAGAGCGCGCTACTGCCTAGATATACCGCTCCGCCAACCGCTGCAGTTTTACTTGATGTAAGTACATTTTTAACTGTAGGCGCAATCGTCCACTTCCCGTTAGCCGTCTGGATAACTTCTTGTGAACCCGCACGATAGTTACTCGCATTTAATGAACGCTGCGCTGCGGCCTCAGTATCAAAGTTTCTGCGGTTTGCTGGTATAGTTCTTCTACGGCCAAAAGCCCCTGGATCCCCATACTCACGGCGCGTTCTCCCTAACCCACGGCGTGTAGCAACCGTAGCACGTTTACTTAGTTCATCTGCAGCTTTTACGACCTGTTTACCTTTCTTATATACGCCATAGAGCTTACCCCCTGCACTAAATGATCTTAATACTGCAGATGCTACCCAACCAACTCCGGGAACAAACATAGCAGCAGTAGCTGCTGCATCTAATGGGTTTTCGGTAATCCAATCCCCCACCTTAGTCATCACCCCCGGATCTTTAACTATATCAGCTTCTATCTTTTGGGTATCTCCCAGCTTAGACTGAGTTTCTATATCCTCAACCGTAACAGCGGGTGGTTTAACCGTAACAGCGGGTGGTTTAACCGTAACAGCGGGTGGTTTAACTCTCGATAGACCTAACGACTGTTGCGTAGGTCGGTTACTTTGGAAAGCTTCAATATCGCCTACCGCTTGTTCAGCTAAGAACTTTTCACGCTCACTCTTCTGGATGGCCTCAGCTCTTGCCAGCTCATTAGTAGCACGTTGTTGATTCTGTGTATCATACACACTACGCTGCTGGTTACCGTAACTAATAGACCTAGCTAGATTACCTAATGAACTCATTACGCATCCTCCTTGTTAACATTAGCTCCTGCCATATTTATGATAGCCTTTTCCAATAAAGTATTACGTGTTGATTCGTTTGCGTTACGTATGTTTGCTTGCTCATAAGCATTTTTATCATAAGCATCTTGGTTATACCTAGATTCAAAACGTTGCCCTAACCCTGCGATAGCGTTCTGCGTAGCTTGAGCATCTCGGCTATATCGGTTAGCATCCTGACCATATCCTTGCCCAAGTGCTCTCTGACTAGTAGCCATATCGCCATATGCTGAACCAACTCCAGTGGTATTACTTAGCGCATTACCATAGTTAACATCGCCAGTAGCCACATAGGATCTTGCTTTATTTCTAATATCTGCACCCTCTTTAGCACCCCTAGTTCTTTCACGAGTAATAGCTGCTGCTTTACCTAGTGCTTGACCAGATACATTATGGTATCCCGATCTAGCTAGTTTAGTAGGATCTATACCCATGCCAAGACTTTGACGTTGCTGAGATTGAGCTGCAGTATCATACTGCTGACCTATGGTAGAAGCTACCTCACCTAACCGTGCTGTACTATTGCCTGATAGCTCACCAGTAGCTGTAACATCTGCTAAACGTCCTTCTTGTTGTCGTTTAGCCTCAGCAATAGATGCGTCTCTAGCCTTAATCTCATAATCTAAACGCTTCTGAGATATGGCATTAGCTTCACGCATAGCTGCTGCAGACTCTCTCTGTGCTGCTGCTGCTCTTTTACGATCACTACGTCCAGCAAAATGACCTAGGAGTGATGATCCTGCTGTAATAGCTGCAGAACCAAGAGCACTAGTGCCTCCTCTACTATTCTCGTACCAAGGTGTAGACATAATTATTTCTCCGTTGTTTGTTTAAGTATATCATAGTTAATCGTAATCTGCACCATCGATTATTGGTACTATTATCGGAAGAGGTATAGTTTTTTGCCCGTATAACGTATCCGATGCCGCATTCCCACTAGACTCTGTAACCCCCCAATCTAGTTTGGTTGCAACATTGAAATTTGCTGTAATAGTTGTACCATTCCAATAAAAACCCGATACCACCCCGATTGTTATAAACCAGTGGTACACCCACGCTGAATCAGCATAAATACATGCTGGGGAACCAAAGATAGGGTCATAATACATAGACTGCCTATCACTCGGACTTTCTAGCCTACGATACCACCTTGCCCAATCCACCGAAGCCCACATAGGTTTAGACATAGAAGAAACTTCAGTCCCTCCAGTATATGTGTAGCCTATAGTACCTAATGTTTGTCCGTCTACGTCAAGGGCTGTAATAGTCATAATATCTTTAATATTTAAAATAGTTTTATTACTATCAAATGTATTACTCCCCGTTGAATCAAACACAGCTAATCCCTGGCCGGTAGGCGTACCTGTGTTATATGCAAAGCAGTACACCTCCATCGCTGCAACTCCCGATGGGTCCCCAGCGGGGTAATCAACTAGTAAAGCTATATCCCACCTAGTCTCGCCCTCACCGTTAGTTACCCCCGTATCAGTGATACTAGCTGTAGCACTGCCAGCCGAGAACACTATAGGGCGGTGCATACTATATACATAAAAAATAGCTGTTCCCCCATCATCTGGAATAGTGTAGTATGTCGTCAGACTCCCGCAATTATAATTTTTTGTACAAGATCTATAATAACCATTATATGTACGTATTTCAAAACTACCCGAGCCTGATAGACTCCCAGAACAGTTTTGGCTACCCCTATTACCGTGGTCATAATAGTAAGACCTCCCTTTCCACGATGAAGGTACAGAAGTGTGTGATACTAACGAGTCATACGTAGCTTTACCTATAAACATATAACTAGGTGCTTTATCTTGGATAAGGAAGTTTCCACTATCATTCTTTATTTCTAATCCGTAAGCCATTACTAGTTACCCATAATAAACAGCTGAACCAATCCACCATTTCCGACACTCTGGTTAGAGTCATATGCAACTGTAGGTACCCCAGAAGGATATGTAATCCCTACATCTACCCCTGACCAATCAACAATATCGTTATAGTCACTATACGTAGCAAAGTCCTGTATCTGCGAAACATATATAGTCCACCCAACTAAATTAGGGTATGCTTGGCTGCCAGACGCTCCTTTAGCTACTGAAATAACATCTATGTGTGAATATGCTACCGTTGTAGAATCTAGCGTAGTATTACCACTACTGTCCATTAACTGGATACCAAAAGCCATTAGCTAAGATCCCCTATCTTCACCCTTAGGGTGCCGGCTGAGTCATATACTTTTAAAGTACTATTGGTCATCTCCATTCTAGCACCAGAAGTTGCACTCTTAACGTTAAGCGTCCCTCTAAATGTTCCAGAGTTAAACTCAGCACTACCATCTTTACCTATATTCCACCCAGTTACACCCGCAAAGTAGTTATGGCTCTGGACACTGGTCATAGCCGCTTTAGTAAAACTAGCCTCATATGCTGTAATCTCTGTAGCAATACCATTCTGCCACGTCCCAGAATCAGCCCCTGCATTAAATGCTCCGCTAACCCCAGCACTAGCCGCTGGATACGGATCACTATTAGCACCAGCAGTTGTCCTTAATCTAACCCAATAGTAATATGTACCAGAAGTTGGTGGGACATCAGCCATAAGCTTACCAGCTTCGACCGCTATCATCGTACACCCATCCAAACCAGTAAAATCACAGCTGCTGCTAGTACTTCTCCATATCTCAGTGACATCATGCCCAGCATATGATGCCCAATCCCAAGTAAGAAATATCTGGTCCGTAGAAGGGGTAGTAGCGAGTGAGGTAGGTGCCGAAGGTACAGCTGGAGTATAACTACTAGCTGCCGATCCATATCCCGTACTACTATCCTCTGGGGCTGATACAGCACTACCAGCACTAGCAACGATAACGCCAGAACTAAACAACTCTCTAAGCGTTACAGCTCTATCAAGCTTATCCCCTCTTAACCCGAGCCTTACTTCAACTGCATTCTTTACGGCTGAGAGGAACCCATAGAGTGTACCTTGAGGTGGTTCAGGGATGGCCGGTATCTTAGTCTCGGCCATTACAACGACCCTAGATCTTTTACTGTATTACCCAAAGTTATAGAATCAACTGTAGTAGTACCTGATACTTGTATTTCGTACTTATAAACTCTTGGGTAACTAGGCAACCTAACTGGACTATTACTTGTAATAGACACTGCTGTCTGCTCAACCCCATCTAAAGTCAGTGTAAGTACTACAGGTTCAGCAACTGTATGATGCCCTATAACTTGTACTGCTGAAAAGGCTAAAGGTTTATCTAACATTAACTCAGCAGATTTCCATGTAAACGTACCCGCGGTACCTTGTGCCCACTTAGTAATACTCGTACCCTGCGATATATACAGTGAATCCTCTTCTAATATATTGTGCCCCGCCGTAGCCGTATGAGTAAACGTAGTAAAGTCATTGCTGCTCGGGGCATATATAAACCCGCCAGTACTGTGGAAACCTACATACTTATCTTCCCAGTAATAGGCGTGGATTCCGCTAGGTGTAAGACTCTGCCAGTAGTCACGATCTATAATATCTCCTGTAACTAACTTAGCTCCAAAACTCTTAACTTGAACAATACCATCTGGTGCTGCATATAGAACACTCTCACCCATGTCCACCATACTACGACTAGACACACAAGCCTGATTAACCTCTAGCTTAGTTTGCGTAAGTGAGTTAGGTGATACACCAGTAACTAGGTAAGGGTTGCCCTTAGTGGATACCACAAGTGTCTGTCCAACTGCAGCTAATCCCACTATGTCATAGTCTATAGTGATCCGATACTCTTCAGGCCAAGCATGTGGGTAGTAGGCTTCACTAAAACAAATCTCTTTACCTGTATACCCTGCCATAATGCCGTTAGCCATCATAGTAAGACCTTTGAGCGCACCTGTAGGGTAGGCCCAGTCATACTGGTATGTAGTTGATGAAACCGCTACTGTGTTGAATGGAGGTGGTGGAAGCCAGTTAGTGCTAGTAATAGACGCGGCTAGATTCTCTGTAAGCGTACCGTCTGTTATAACGTTGCCCGGAGTAGTCTCCGTCACATACTGATATGCTGCTCCAGTCGTACCTGTAGCTACACGGTATATACGCACCTTCGTTATGTTAGGTGTGGGTGCGCCCGTAGGAGTTGTAATGCTTGGCGTACTAGGAACTGTAACGGTCACTTCTTGATCTACATAATATATATCAATAAGTCCAGATGGCACACTAGGAGGACCTTCTTCATACTGGTCCGTAACGTAAGTACACACATATGCAGTAGTAATTTTATCTGAATCAGCTGGATCAGTATGCTCATCCTTTGTACTTGGCGTACCAATACCTGGTGCGCTAACCGGAGGTGGAACCCCAAGACGGCGTGTAGTATTAGGGAACGGTGCTACTCCAGTATTTAGTGAGGCATATGTCATCTCTGGAACTGCCCCACCACTAAGGTAAGTTCTGTTCTCAGTAGTCCCTGGTACTGCCCCTTGTACTACGCTATGCTCGTCGTTATCCTCAAACCATAAAGTACCAGCCCCATTAGGAAACCCATATAAACTTTTAGCAACAGCTGAAACTGTGCTACTCCCTGATGCTAACGGGGATTTTAACGGGTTTATTTTACCTGAGGTAAGGTCTATATTTGAGGCTATCTGTGCATACCCGCCCTGCAACTCTTTAGGATCTAACTTTGGGGATATACCTTTAAATAATTTAAATGATACCGAGGCCATTAGATGCCCCCGTATTGAACTGTGTGCGTTGTCCTAACGCCGCCTGTCTCACTTTTAGTTGTAATTACGTCTATAAGATCACGGTACTCATCCCTATGATATCCCGCTAAAGACCCATCAGTCCACGGCTTATTAGCCATAGCAAATAGCCTCATAAGTGCCCCATGCCTGAAAGCATCAGAATACTCATTAAATATATAATCTTCAATCCGTTTAGCAGTCGTAGACGGTTTAAGCACTACCAGCATATCTAGTGCCTTACCCGCTACCGGAGTAGGTGAAAGTCTTATTACCTTAGGGTTAATCATCCCATAATACTGGGTAGCCCCAGATGTATAATTAATCAGCTTCTCATAAGGTTTTCCCACGAGGATAGTGCCACCGTACTCAACTCTGATAATCTCAGATACGACCGCCCCTGATGGAGGCTCCATATCATATTCACTATTAGTCGTGGTTATTATAGTATCCTGCTCGAACTTCCAGCAACGAGTCCGCTCACAGAAATCTATCGCTATATTGCGAACTTCACGGATAGCTAGAGCATCAACTACCTCTGGAATATCTATTCGTAGTTCATCGGCTAAAGTTTCAAATGCTACCTGTGCCATTTACGATGCACCTCTGGCGGCTATTCCCGCATTATAATTATCTAAATAAACTTTAGCATTAGTTGTACTGCCAAAATCTGTATCCTTTGCAAACGCTCTATACACCATATAATCTGTCATAAGTGGTAAGAACTCATCTGGGAGCTCTAAAGTATCGCCAGTAGCAGATACCTCAATAGGTAAAGTCGAATATTTTAGCTCAAGCCTAGTTGTCGTATTTACATTTGGGTATACATAGAAAACATCTGGGGATACTAAATCATACACATATCTTTCAGCTGTTGCTTTAGAATTAACCGCTGCTGTATGCCAACTTGTACTAATAATCCCGAGTTCGTCCTCTGTACTTAATAGCGTGACCCTATTATCTGTATCATGCGTATTACGCATAACTTTAAGAAGCCTATGGAAGTTACTTATTCCTGATAAACTCTGCTCGCTACTACTGGCTACCGGAGTAAACGAAGCTATAGTTGTATTAGCAGTAGGGATCTGAGACACTATATCACGCTGTGCATCACTGAGCCATCGTAGCATCTCATTATCTGTCCAATGCTTAACGCTACCTGTATCATTAAGCAGGTCTCGTACACGACTGATAACTGCGCTAGCTAAGGCCATTACATAGCTTCCCAAGCCGCATCACGCTGCGCAGTAGTTATATCCTTACCATAATACTCTTTTAATGTATCAAGCCTAGGCAAGCCCCTAGCTGTCAGCGGGTTACTCTCCTTATCCATCATATCTTTAAGCGCTGCTATAAGCTCCGCGCTAGCCCCATCAATGGGTTCATCTACTACCGCTGTAATTTGTACAGGGGTAGGTTCAGGACGGGCTCCTATGAGCTCCGCTCCTGCTGCAAGTGCCGCATCAACAAGACTATCGTCAATATCAATAGGTCGCCTAGAGGGTATATATCCTCTTTCTACACCGTTGGTAAATCTAATACCTAATCTTGAAAATAATAATGCCATTATGCCACACCTTAAAAAATAGGGACAACACCAGAAAAGACCAGTGTTGTCGGTTTTCCACATCACCAATGAGGAAACTTGGTGGCCCCCGCTAAACCAATAGGGAGGGCCATTAGGGTTTTACGCCTGTACCTCACTAGATCTACCATCAACATAATACTCAACTACTAGGCGTGCTGCACCAGCAGTAGCCGTAGAGTTCATAGTAATATCAATAGTATCAGCCGCAGTATACTCATACCCTGTTAAGGTAAGAGCTGTGCGCCCAGTAGTTACTGCAACAGCAGTTGAAGTATAACGGTCGTCGTCACCACCATCACCTACATCTAGTGTAGCGCCTGTAGAGAAAGCAGTGTCAACTACGACAAAACCTCCTGTTACAACCGCACCATTAGGTAGGTCAATAGCAGCTTCAGCAGAACCATTAGTTAGCGAAGCAAACGTGAAATCCACATCTGCAGTAAGTGTAGTCTGACGACCAGCATCTTTAGTAATTGCCATGATAGTTCTCCATTAAATAGCAGTATCGACTGCGATTAGACCGAAGTCTTCAACGCCAGAATCGATGATTGAATGGAACTTAGGTTTCAACATACCCATAATCTTAGAGGTACTAATACCTTTCTGATTATTATAGTCGAAATCTTTCTCGTCCCAAGAAGGTTTGCCAAGGTCAGCCATAGCGAGAGCCTGAGCTCCACACATAAGAACTCGTTGACCCTTAACGCCCCAAGCACCTTCACCAGTATCAGCTGATGCTGCTGGAGTTAGTACGTGGCTATATTCATGAATCCACATACCGTCTACTAGCACAGAAGTTGAACCAGCAAAGAGCTCATTCTTAGATCCACGAACACCAGCGTTACGAACGTTAGCTAGGTAGTCTGAATCAAGTTTAAGTTTAGCCATACCCTGTGGAGACATAAAGACGTGGAAAACTTCCTCGCCGCCGCCTGCACGAATACCGCGGATAAACTTATCTTTAGCCTTAGCTTTCATCTCGACAAGCATAGCATAACTAGGAGTATCAGCTGCGCCTACTGCAGTAACATCGCCAGTTGAAAGTCCATTAGTCGCATCCCACTGGAAGTGACGATTAGCTGTAGGTGCGCTTACATCTGAAGCGAACTCAAGACTAGCAAGACTAGACCCTGAACGTGCTACGCCACTAGTAGTATAATTAAAACCAACGCCTGACATAGTCAAGAATGCCATCTGATCCATACGATCTGACAACCAATATGCTAATGCATCACGTGAGTTCTCACGGAAGTTAACGATAGTTTTCTGATCAGCCATACGACCTGTAGTACGATTCGCGTGACGGATTTGGTCAATGCGAATTACTTTATCGTATGCCTTGATCTGCTCTTCGTTACCTTCAAGTGTATTATCACCTACAGTACCGTCGCCTTCAAGATCAGTTAAAAGTGTGATGACCGCTTGGTCTCCACGCTCAGTTTTAGTAAGCTCACTAATACGCTGAACCATAGCATTAGAGCCTGATCCTGCAAATTTATTAATGAAAGAGTTATTACGTGCATATTTCCATAAGTCACGTGACCATACTTTCTTCTGTTCAGAAGTTAGTGCGGCAAAGTTAGTAAAAGCCATTTTGCTTTCTCCTATAAAGTTAAAATAAAAAACTAAGGATGGCGGCTCCTATTAACTGTAAATTTTACGCCCAAAATATATTTTACTTGCCCAGTATAACAAGAACTACTTTGGTAGTTAATCTAAAGAGGCTCGACTCTCCGTGCTTGCGAGGTGTTTAATAACACTACTATTACATTAAAGAATAGTAGTGTCAAGTACTATTTCACTTACCCTGGTACAAAATCCCCTCTGAGGTCATGGTACGTATCGGGTTCTTTATCTACGAATGCCGAAAACTGCGCGTCGTCCATAGACATAACGTCCGGTATGTTACTCTTCCCCGCAGAAGCTCCATTCATACCGCCTGCAGTAGGTGGTTGCTTAGCCGATGCCGCTACTTTTTCCGCGACCCTACTTTGTACAGTCTTTGGAGTAGCCCCACCTAACGCTACGGGAGCCACAGTTTGAAGCATAGTCTCGGCTGCCATCTGGATAGCATCTGATCTTGTATACCCTTGGTTAACATATCCGGCAAACATCACATTTGTTCTATCAACCAAATCTCCGTTAAAACCTGGGCTAGCCTCATCAAAAACATTATTCGATGCTACTAAACGTGCAGTAGCTGCATCAAAATCACGCTGCTCTTTAGCTTGATTTAACGTACTGTTTGACTGATACGCAACATCTGCTTGATACTGCTGCTTTTCAGCGTGTCTAATCTCCGCCCTAAGCGTACGAGCTTGTTCCTTATCTCCATCAAGAATAGCATCTGCATATAGTTCTTCTTTAGTATCGAAATCAAATTCACTCTGTACTCCAGTAGGTTGTGACTGCTCATACTCAGCAAGTTTAGCTTCAACCGCACGCCGTTTTGCCAACTCTGCATCAAGTCGAGCTTTTGGTATCGTAGCTGGTTCTGGTTCTGGTTCTGGTTCTGGTTCTAGAGCTTCTTCAACAATCAGCTCTTCTTCTGATTTAGGTTCATCCACCGCTGGGATGTCTTCTACCTCTTCTACTACTATGTCGCCTCTATCATCTTCAACTGGGATAGCCGCAACGTCATTCTCCGCATCAAACGGACTTAATTCTTCATTACTCATTATAAACTCCTATAGGTGATGTAAATTTTAGCCGCTCTTACTGCTACCATTAACTGCGGCCAGGGTTAATCTCGTTCCAGCATCAGTAGATGCTTTCTGTATATTAGCGTCCGTATGAAGTTTAGCTAGTTTTAGTTTATTAGCTCTCTCCTCACGGGCGTTCATTAATGTCTGTTCAAGTTTATGAATTTCAAGCTCTAGGTCATCGCCATCGGTTTCGATATCGCGTACTTTAGCATTTGTTAGCGCTGCCTGTGCATTAATCTGAGCAATCTTACCTTCTGTCTCTGCCATCTCGAGCTCAAGCAATCTAGCTTCCATCGCCTCAGCCTGCTCCTGTACCGCACGCTCTTCTTCAGTAGGTGTACCCTGACCATTCATCTTACGTATACGTTCAGCCAGATTCGATTTCTGTGACAGATGTGAGTACTCAATAATAGCATCATCAGGGATCATAACACCTGCAGTACGGAGGTTCAACGCCTCTGCGAACTGTGACTCATCAAATGTATCGCGTGCAGGCTGATTACTAATAACCACATCGTACTCGCCTATAGTAAGATTATTAATAATCTCACCTGTAGCCGGATCTGGGGCATTAATACTAATCGCTTCCCCCTGTTGTTCAGGGTGTGCCATATTACCACGGGTAATCTGTATCACGCGGTGCTCATTATAGAACCGTTGTATAAGCTGTAACATATTCTCAGCAAGGAAGTGTCTAGTACGGGCCAAGTTATCAATCAGTGTTTGGATCTGAACCGATCCACGCTGAGTCTTCGCCTCAAGCGCTACACCTGAAACCTCTGCCGGACTTTGCCCCAACATAGCGTCAGATATACCGGAAATCTCTTTAATATTGTTTGCCGCTTTTGCTGATATGCGATCAAGCCCTGATGGGATTTGGTTAGC